CCTCGCCCGAATAATCACCGACTAAAATCATGCCTAAAACATCCGAACAACCAACAGCCCGCGAGGTTGTCCAGCAGCGTCTTGTTGGGCTTTCTTTGGAATCCGTCTGCGCGGAAATCTACCAGCACAAGAACTGGCACAACCTCACGTTCGAGGAAGAGGTGCTTGTCTCACGGCTGGAACAATCAGGCCACCTCCGCCCCTCATCGCAGGGATTCGTCGGTGGTCTTACTTCTCAGCCCAACGCCGAGTCCATCCGCCACCACCATAACCACGAAAAACAATGAATACCAATACCGCTATACCGAAGGAATCCAACGCCGCCAAACAAGAGGCTGGTGGGGGTTGGATGAGACGCCTTGTTCGTTTTCTTTTGGAATCCATCGCGCTGATAGCCTGCATCGCTGCCATTCTATGGCTGGCAAAATGCCCCGGCGATCTTGAGTGGTGGAGGCCAATCTGCATTGGGCTTCTGCTTTCGATCATCAAACGCCTCTTGTGAAACGAACGCAAAAGAGATGACACCCCCACTGAGGGGTAGCGTCGAAACGGGAAAAGAATCATGAAATCAGATACGACTATGACGACAGAAAACGTAGTGGGGGTTGATCATCCTCGCCTTGTTCGGCCAGCTTTTGCGCCGCGTGAGATGGTGAGCCACATCACGGACGAAAGCTCTGCTGGTATCATCGTAGCCTTCATGATGCGCGGATCAAATCACAGCTACGAAGTGCAATGGGGGATCGAAAAATGCACATGGCATCTTGACTTTGAACTCAGGGCAAAAGCTGACCAACCACGGCAAATCGGATTCTGGTCTGAAAATGGTCTGCCGAACGCATAAGCTCATGGATGCCGCATCACAGACTCCCGAACTCGCCAAAGACGCTGCGCGGCATTCCATGCAGCGTCTTGTTAGCCCTCTTTTGGTGGCTGCGATACCATCGAAGGAGGCCGAACCGTTCTTACTGATGCGGCACTATGCAAAGCGGATGTGTCCGATCTCCTACGCCTTCGGAGCGTGGAGGGGAACGGAGCTTGTCGGGGTGGTGACATATGGAACGCCTGTAAGCTCAAATCTGCGGGATGGAATCTGCGGCAAGGAATGGTCGGCAAACGTGGTGGAACTGAATCGCCTGTGCTGCGAAAACTCCCCGAACGTGGCAAGCCTACTTGTGGGAAGGTCACTAAGACTTCTGCCGAAACCGTCCGTGGTGGTAAGCTACGCGGACACGGCGCAAGGGCATGTCGGCTACATCTACCAAGCAACGAACTTCATCTACACCGGACTGAGCGCGAAGCGCACAGACTGGAAAATCAAAGGCCGCGAACATCTCCACGGCGCAACCGTGGCAGACGAAAGCCGAGGCCAAGCCAACCGCGCCGAATGGATGCGCGCTAAATACGGCGACGACTTCTATCTCGATGACCGCCCGCGAAAGCATCGCTACGTCTTCGCAGTGGGAACGAAAAAGCAACAGGCCGCAATCAGGGCGGCTCTCAAATACCCTGTGGAACCATACCCGAAAGGACAAAGCCAACGCTATGAAATCAACGCACCGATCACCACGCAAACCGCCTTTCTCTTGGGCTAACGCCGATGTGGAGGCACGCGACCAATGAAGCCCGAATCCAACAATAAACGTCCCTCGCGTTGCCTCGCACGCCTTGTTCTCGGTAGCTGGCATTCAGTGTGGGCGTGTTACCACCTCGAAAGAGTGGATGACCTGAGAACATTCACGATGTCCGATGGATCATCCCACCATGACAACCGATACAAACACCACCGACGCGCACTAAATAAATTGTCCGAGAACAGTTAATTATACCCACCTACGGGTGCCAATAACCACAAAAATAAAACAAGAACATGACCGAATACGAAACAATAACACTATCGCTAATCGTGAAACCTAAAGGCGAACCGATCTTCAGTGAACGCTCCACAATCATTGGAATGACTGACGAAGCATCCGTGCCTTTTGTTACTATACGCCAAAAAAACGACGACATTCTAGCCGGAGAGATTCGGATGGACTCGTCTGACTGGAAACCAATCCGCGAAGCTATCGAGATAATGATCAACATTTGCGAAACCCAAGACAAAAGCATTAATCCAGAACCATGAACACACAATACAACGACCCAAAAGGCGCAGCGGGATCACTCAAAGCCCCGCTAGGCTTAATTCCACCTCACGCAATGGAGCAGACAGCATGGGTTCATCAGCTAGGTTCCAGAAAATATGGTCCGTTTAACTGGCGAGACTCCAAAGTTTGCGCAAGCACCTATATCAACGCCATTATGAGGCACCTAAACGCTTGGCGGGACGGTGAGGACTTGGATACAGAATCAGGAATCTCGCACTTAGCGCACATTGCTTGCAGTTGCAACATCATGATGGATGCCAACTACTGCGAAAAACTTCAAGACGACCGAAATAAAGTCTTGCAGATGGAAAAAAAACAGAAAAACTACCCACATGAATGAAGTCGAAATCTGGAAATCACGTGCTCAAGCACACGAAGAGAATTACAATGAGATGCTCAAGCGGATTGACGTCTTGGCCGCTGAAAACAAATCATGGAAAGCTGAAGCAAAACTTTGGCGCGACATGTATATCCAATATGACGAAATCCTTGAGAAGGATCTCGACAAAGCCAAAAAACTCATCACCAACGTGATTGCTAAAATTAAATCTTTGGACAATGAAATAAACAACAAACACTAAAACATGAAACCGAACTACTACCAGATTATTAGGGATTGCGTTGAAACAGGAACCCGTCACGGAGTATCACGGGCGCATAAACATACCGACGACCCACCATATGACGTCATCGAAACGTGCGTTCAAGATGCAATCATGTGCGAAATCACGAGTAAATTCAATTTCTCGTCAGACGAAGAACAACTTAACTACAACGAATTATGAAAAACAGTATAATCAAGAATCTGGAATCATGGATGATGCGCGGATACGGAATCACCCAGCTACAAGCACTAGAAAAATGGGGATGCATGAGATTGTCAGCGAGAATCAACGATCTAAGGAAGGCTGGACTCAATATCATCACGCACACTATTCACGCTAATGGCAAGAGCTTTGCCAGATACACCATCGCCAAATAATCATGTCAGCAGGGAAAGGCAGCACACAAAGGCCCGTTGATGCAAAAATATACGGGGAGAACTACGAAAGCATATTTAGAAAAACGAAATGTCAAACTACACCAAAGATAACGGATTCAGAATCATCACAGGACGACCACGACGAAAGCCTTGGGAACAACGAGTTACCGCGTCATTCCGATTGACTTACGAAACGTATCAGCGCATTCAACGGCTCGCAAAGAGAGAGGGAATTAACCCATCCAAAGCCCTTGAACTGCTGGTAAGAACCGAAGAGTCAGAGAAAATAGAACCAACCCAGATTGTCGATTACGCCAAGATTAACCATCGAGGAACTGGATACACCGTGACGCATATATTAGACAAACACTTCAAATGAAACTAAACGAAAAACAACTAAAAACCATCATCGCCTCATACGAGAGATTGGACTTGGCAACTAAGAACGCCGAAAGGGCAGGTTGCATTGATCCCAAGGGGCCGCTTTTCGACGCAATATGGACTGGGTTTGAAAACATGCTTGCTATCGTGGACAAAGATTCATGGATATCATGGTATATTTACGATAATGACATGGGCAAAAAGGACTTCAGCGTGACGATCAACTCAAAGAAATTCAAGGTGAAGACCGTCAAGACACTTCTCAGGATCATAAACTCATGAAGACGCTAAAAGGATTCCCAAAACGATACGACGATGCCCCTGAGGCCACTGGAGATGAATGGACGGCACATTATAACAAAGCACTCGCCACGATCAATTCTGGAGGCATTGTGGTGATGTATGGCGGGCATGGCACGGGGAAAACTCGCATGTCATGGGAACTAGCTAAAAACTGCCTTCCAAAGAACGTGATGACGAGCATAAACGGCATTGGATGGACTTCGGCACAGCGTGAACGCCCAGCCATTTACACCACAGCAGTTGGATTGTTCTTGGAAATTCGGGACACTTTCTCGAAAGAAGCTGAATTATCCGAGATGCAGGTGGTCAAGAAGCACACCGACGCTGGATTGTTGGTTATTGACGAAATGCAGGAACGCGGCGAGACTGAGTTTGAAGACAGAAAGCTTACCTCAATCATTGATTCCCGCTATGCCAGTGACCGACCGACGATTCTGATTACTAACTATACTAGAGAAAAGCTGGCTGAGTCCTTGTCTCCAGCAATTTTGGATCGGATTCGCGAAAATGGATGCGGATTGCGTTTTTACTGGACAAGTTTCAGAAAGCAAAGCAGTATCTAGCTTCTTTCAGGCTGCTCTTGGCCCCACGCTTGGCCCGTCGTGGTGTGCTTCAGCCGAAACGGATAAGAGTCCAAATCCAATCCGAGTCAACGGGCCTTCACTTTTCGTTCCGCATCCCTGATGGCGTCCATCGTCTGGAAATAGCTACCAGATCTAGGAACAAACGCCTGACGGGAGCGGTTCGGACCACTTCAAGCCTGAATAGCTATTCAGCTTTCCTAAACAGGTTAGCCAGTCGCTATGACTGTTTATACTGAGGCCGAATTGTCAACCACCAAATCTAATCCTTGACCGGATCTTGTCTCCGTGACGAACCTTTTTATAAACGCCGTCTCCTTCTCGGGAACCTGCTCCATTGGTGTTCCCTTCACAGGTGGACACGTTTCCATCCGCGTCAGGAGGTCCAAGGGCAATCCCAATGTGGGAAAAAGTGAAGCAAATCACGTCTCCTCGCTTAATGTCGCCTTTGTGTGGTTTCTTTAGCATCACGGATCGGTCAACCGACTTGCACCAGTTCTCAAAGTCCCATGCGCCTGCCGTCATTGGCCGCTTAAAGGTCACTGTGCGGCCTTGAACGGCCTTCTGGACAACCCAACAGACAAACGCGGCACACCACGCCCATGGGCCAACTGGAAGCCATGTAGCCTTTTGATATTCGGTGATTTGCCCGCCGCCGTTTTTCTTTGTCTCACGGACGCCAATCTGGGATTCGGCAATGCTGGCGATGGCTTCGGCTAGTGTCATGAATTATGGATGTTATTTGTCTGCGTGAAGGACGATTGCGGCACGGGCAACCTGCTCGCCGCTGACTTTCCAGACTCGACTGCCATCAGGGGCAACAGTCAGCGTACAGGAGGTGACGCAAAACGAAACGATGGAGAGAATGATCTTCATGTTAGTGCCGTGCCTTTAAAAAACCTCCACCCGGCGCAACGGACGGCAGAATAGATGATGGTGCGACGATGCCATGGGACTCCGCATTCCTGCATGGCTTCTAGGAAAATCTCATCCGATTCGGATCGGGTGAACTCGTCGTTCATGGGGGAATAGAGGAAATCATGCACTAAGGCGGCTGGGAAGTATGCGCCAAATGGAGAAAGAATTGACCAGAACACGCGGGGAATGGATGCCCCGTCAGTGACGAAATTCTTCGGGACATACACCAGTCCAAGACTGGAATAATACCGAAATGAACTAGTAAGACGAAGCAGCATGGAGCCATGGGCGAATCCCGCTTCCTCAAAAACCAACTTGTCTGGAAATTTTGCGCTCATTTTCGGTTGCGGATCATGGATGCAATCAAGCGATAAAGGGTGATCGAGGCAACGGCGATGCCAAGAAACCCGCCCGTGATGCGAACCCACCAGTCAAGTTCGACTTGGAACGTGGAAATAACGGCTAGGCTGGATGATGCGACTCCCGCAATGCCGTTGCCAATGGTTTGATGGATAGTCATGAGGTTATGCCCAGAAAACACTTGGAACGTCAGGGTTGAACTCAGGGCGGGGGACGGGGATTTCGTTGCCAGCATCGTCAATGAAGGACATGTCGGATGCCCAGAAGATGAACTGCTCGCCACCTGCGGGAACCGGGATGCCTACTAGATCGGGCGAACCACCCTTGAGGAGTTGAATGCCAACGATGGAAAGCGTAGCGACGATGGTGAGAATGCCGAGTGCGGTAGTTTTCATATGTATATTTGCAAGAAATAGAGAAAATTTTGCTTAAAGTTTGGCGAATACGGCTCCCGTTGTTGTTTGCTGCCAAAGCTCGCCTTGAAGGACTCCTCCTGTTCCAGCATCGGCATCGGTAGCGTAGGTAGTACGGATATCGTCGGACGCAAACACCCCGGTTAACGTGTGGTTGTTTACGAACTTCCACTTAGCACGTTCGGCGGCTGAGAGGTCAGTTATTGCGGCATACGTCCCAGAGAAAAACGAATCCTTTACGGTGTTTATTCCAGTTGGGGTTGCGCTTGCAAAAAACGGAGAATCAACAATACATCCAGTAAAATTAAGACCTCCACCAAGTGACTGGATCTTATTAGTTGTGGTTGAGTCACCGAAAAAATGTGAACCTGCAAAGGTAAATCCATTGTCCATACTGGCTTCAGCATTGACTGAAAATCCTGTATTATGGTTTATCATGCCGCCTACCCATGATCCATGCCCGTCATTGCCACCGTTGCGGATTCTTAAAGCGTGATTTGTGTTACCGTTGGCTTCGCATCCTAAAAACTTGATATTCCCAGCGTAAATATCGCATCCAGTCAGGTTTTTGTTAAAGGAAGAATTGCTAATACTCCAATACTCATTGGCTCCGTATAGGCCAAGTCCGATATTGTTTAAATCAGCATTGCACGAATGAATGTGTCCAGTGGAATACTTTGCAGCACTGCCACCATATTCATCTGATACGAAAACTGCATTATTTCCTTGGATACCTGTCCCAGCAAAGTTTTTAAATGTTAATCCTTCAATCCTACATCTACGTGATGCGTTTGTATTGATGCCGATTTCGGCAGTAGCCGCTCCTCTCGCTGCTGTATCGCTGTTCGCTGCATAGCTACCATCTAAAATGCCGGGGCCGATTATCGACCAATCATCAATCAGACTTGTGCCGTTGGTCGCAAACATACACGATGCGGTATCCGTAGATTTTTTATACAGCCTTGCGCCATTCAACCGGATGGTCATCCCATCAAGGATTGCGTATTGTGCAACAAACCCATTGATTGTGCTAGTGGATTTGGCAACGTAGTAGTTACCCGGCGAAAGGTCGATGGTATCAAAAGCAGCTGCGGCAGCAAACGCTGCCTCCAGAGCAATTCCTCGGGCAGTGTCGGTGTCTGCAGTTGGAACATAACCTGTGCATGATCCGTCTGCTTTCGTAACCTTTACGCCATAGCCAATTCCTAGTGATGCCCTAATCCCAGATTTTTCAGCTTCAGTCGCGGTCGTGATTTCTAATGACATTTAATTATGGAGTATATGTTAAGAATTCGTTTTGGTATTTTAGCCCTCGGCTCAAATAAGTAATACCAAAACTTGGGACAAGAGTTCCTTGTGTGATTGATCCGAAAGAGTTCGATAATGAAAAATACATAATTAGTATCGCATTTGCATGTTCGCGTTAGTAAAGATGCGGTTTGAAACTAGTCCACTCGTATGATTCTCGTCAAGCCTGATTAATTCATCCTGCAAGACCGCCTCCGCCTCTTGGTCTGCGAGCACTGACTTTTCTTGTTGTCCTTCAGATTTCAACCAGTCGGCGTAAGTTCCATGAGCCAGATAGTGAAACCACTCAACGGGAATGTCAGAGACTTCACCAGTATTGTCTCCATAAACGTCAGTCAATTGCTTTTTATATGTTACAAATGCCGTCAGTGGGTTAAGGCTGCCAGAAACTAATTCAGCACCATCGGATGTGGCATAGTAATCAAACTCTTGAACTGACGCATTGCGGTATGGCCTCTGAACAAATATACGCATGAACGTATCAATAGGATCTTTTCCAGCTTCAACATAAGGAACGGTTGAATCAGAAACCCTGACTGTTCCGTTTCCAGTCCCTGTTCCGGTAGCCAAGAAGTAGCTATCGACTGAAAACGACTTAAACGTTCTAGATGTCAATGCCGACTGAGTTGGTGATATCGTGTAAGTCCCAACGCCACCAATCCCTGTCCCAAGTGCCGTTATTTGAACGCCTCCAGTCGTCAACCCTGTTCCAGTGATGTAGTCTCCAACTTGTATCACCCCAGATGTCACAGCGGTAACTGTAAGAACGGTGGTGGCGACACTCGCCGTGAACTCTGCATCAGGAGTAGCACCAATCAAACTGTAATCCGTCGTTCCTACACTCGCAATGAAATAACCGTTACCAGAAGTGGTTGTGGTTGCCGCGACCGGAGCTGGAGTGCAATACCGCTCTTCACCAACAACTAGAAATCTGGTCCAGTAATTGCTGGCGCGGAAAACTCTGGCGACACGACGGTTAATCAAAGACTTTACTCTGATTGACTCAGCAATAGAGAAGGAGATGCCACACAGAGCTTGGATAAGTCCGTATAAATCAGAGTAAAGTCTAGTTTGCATTAACCTTGTGAAGTTCTCGCAACAGAATTAGCCGTTGCATTTCCACCTACGTTCGTCAGGAATCGTGTTCCAAATGTAACTCCTGCGCCTTGTTGTTCAATTTGAACAAGTTCATCATTAAGAATCATTGAAGACTCTTGATCGGCCAGTTGGGATTTTTCCTGCTGACCTTCGGCTCGCAAATAGTCGGCGTAAACTCCATGTGCCATATAATCAAACCATTCACTAGGAATCAGTGGTTGCATACCAGTTGTCTCGCCATAAACGTCAGATAGGACTTTTTTATATGTAACAAATGCCACAGACGGACTTACGCTTGTTATCAATTTGGCTCCAGCGGAATCAACATAGAAATTAAAGTCTTGTGGACTAGTGGTTGTATAAGGAGCAACAGCCTGAATTTTTAAGAATGTGCCGATAGTATCAAGAACACCTTCCACATATGGAACGTTTTTGCTAGTCACGGCACGGGATTGGCCAACGGTAATAAATCGAGGCCAGTTGTTTGAAGCTCGATATGCACGTTTAGCGCGACGATTCGCAAGAGCGTTAATTCGAGGAAGCTCAATAGTGGCGAATTCAACGCCGCAAAGCGACTTGACTTGATCTAGCAATTCTGTGTATGTTTTAGTAGTCATATTATTGTAATATTAAATGTTTCCAGCCTTCAAATGAGACTGCGATTTGAAGAAGTCACGGACAAATGAACGGTCATCCCAGCATTCGGAACCGTATTTAGTTGCGATGTTTAGATACTCGTATTGAGGGATAGCCCCAACGGCCTTGCCTAGAATGGATTTAGCGTATCTCATTGATCTCGCTTCAGCCGCAGCTTCAATCTCCCTCTTGTTTTGAAGTGCTTCTTTGAACTTGCGTCCAGAACACAACTCTTTAACCAAGGCGTCAGTAAGCGCGTCACTACAAATCATTTGAAAAAGGAAAGGGAAGTGGCAACATTTTAAGCTACCCCTTCCCGATTAGGATTTAGAACGCTTGTGCGACAGGATCAACGATAGTAAGAGTGATAACAATCTTGCCGTCGAGTGCCGAATAGGCTCCCGTAGTAGTTCCAGCTGCAACAGTCAGGATTACTGGAATGTCGGCAGTAGTCGGAATATCAATTACGACAGGAATACCAGTAGTCCATCCACTGCCGCTGTTAAAGCGGGCAGCAGTATCAACAGTTGCGGGAGGAACGGCAGAAGCAATATGCTTTGCGGTGGTCCCCGTAATACCAACGGACACGGCACCGTTTGCAGCAACGGCGGTTGCAGTTCCGGAAGTAACAAACGTGCTTGCGGTTGAGATACTTGCACCACTAATGCCACCACCTTTTGGAATTAGACCAATGGTCTTCGTTCCTCCAGCAGCGGCGATTGCGGCAAGATCCGCCGAGGTGAGCACGATAACGTCAGTGAAACCGCGTCCAGATTCATTATTATTTAATTTCATATATTATGTTTCTAGTTATAATTAGTAAGCAATCTTGCCGTGTGCTTGTGGGTGCTTGCAAACAAGCGTTCCAGCAACGTCAACGAAGCCACGCTCGCCGCCACCTTGGTTCTCAAGACGAGTGCCTCCCATTGGGATCAAGGTGTTGAAACCAAGATACTTAGGGTTGAGGACGTAACCGACGTTGGTCGATGCGGTTGGCATACAGCTTGGGTTGCCATTGATGATTTTTACAATACCAAAGTCGGAATCATAGAGGTTGACCGAAAGCGTAATCGCCTTGCTGGTAGCGTCTTGATTGACATGATACACATTGTTCGTGCTGACGGATGGAGCGCGAGTGAAGCCACTGATGATTTGACGAAGCGCAGTATTCGCAACAAGCGTCAGGCTGTTCATTTCTCCATTCTTGCTGAAGATCGAACCCAACATGGTGTTGAAGGTCGATTCGGTAACAGTGGTAGCAAGGATCGAACCGGAAGGGGTGCGATAATCAGAAGGAACAGCATTAGTAGCTTGAGCGGTGGATTGAATCCACTTGCCAAGGCCACGCATACCGTAAGGAGTGCCAGCACCGTTCTCAACAGTCATTTCGTTGTCAGAAGCGATGGTTGCTTCGATGTCACGCTTGATTTCACGCATCGACTTTGCTTCAGCCTGAGCAACATTGGCAGGACCAACGCTGGTAACAGCTTGTTGCAGGTTCGACACGATGTAATCGCGGCGCATCAGTTGGATGTAGTTACCCAGACGAGCGCGATCAGCAAACTTGTCGCTGAACGAGGTAACGTCGGAACCTTCGGAAATACCAGTCGTAACTGGGGATGCGAGGGAATCAACAGTCCATTCGGTAAACGTAGAAGCTGCCTTACCTTTGGAGCAAAGGGACAGGATTGGGGTTTCTTCTGGAGCAAGGATAGCAAGTTCGTTGCTGAGATCCTCACGATTGGAGATTGCGGAACCCTTGCCAGTTTTGGCTTGGGGCGCGTTTGGTTGATAAGTAGCACTAATGGGCATGATATTTGATATTTAGAAGTTATTTGAATTTAGCGATTCTGGCAGCAATCCATTCTTCTGGGCTACCACTTTTTTCAAAGCGGTTATACGCATCTCCTACCTTAGCCTTTGCGGGGGAAGAAGACTTCGCTGCACCAGCACCGTATGGGGTCGAAGATGGATTTACCTTCAACTTACTTCCCATCGCTGATTGCGTCTTGATCTTCTTGTTTCCGTAAAGGGAACGAGCGGCGTGAGCCAAGATATATTCAATTTGGAATCCGATTTCTG